AGACAAGCAGGCCGCAGTGGTCGAATTATGAGTGCTGCTGATGATGCACTTGGTACGCAAGGAAAAGGATATACGGCAACGCTTGATGCATTAGAAAGAACGCAAAAAACAGCACAAGCTCCTTTCCGAGCGCAATTAGAAGGTTTGTCTGTCCGCGCTGATGATGAGCTAATGAAGATTTTAAACCGTGAACCTGCGGCATTTAAAGCCGCTTCTGATTTGGCAAGGCGTGAAGGGAATACTCCGATTAATTTTGCGAATCTAAAAGCAGGGGATGACATTCCTTTTGACGCTTTGGATACTGTGAAAAAAGCCTTATGGACTATTGCAGAAAAGGAAAAAGTAAACTTCGCTCCAACGGCAGAAAGCAGGGCAGTAAATGGGATTCGCGTTGACCTGACCAACAAAATGGACAGGCTTTCCCCTAAAGACGCTTCAGGATCAATATACAAACAGGCAAGAGATGCGTTTGCTGGTCCAGCAGAACTTAGGTCTGCTGTAGAGGCTGGTCGAACGGCGATGAAGGTTGATTCCTTGAAGATTGCAGAATTAACCAAGGGAATGACCGACAGCGAACTTGAGGCATTCCGCGTTGGTTCTTTGCAGTCTTTGCGGGACAAAGTAGGAACAGAGGCAGGTCAAACATCATTATTGAAGATGTGGAAAGAACCAGCCACTAGCGACAAACTGCGTGAAATATTTGGCAATAATTTTCGCAAATTTTCTGCTGAAGTTGCAAAAGAAGGACAGTTAAAAGCCCTGGAAGCTACTGGACGAGGCTCACAAACAACAGGGCGTTTATATGCTGCTGGTGATCTTGACAATCAAGCATTGCTAGACGCAGCAGAAGCAGCCAAAAGCGGGTTGGCTGGTAACTTAGTGGAAGCCGTAAAATCTGTTGGCAAAGTAGGAAGCAGAATTGCAATGCCAGAAACAACGCGGAATGAGCTTGCTAGATTGTTGATGAGCAGAGGAACGGAAGCACAAAGAAATCTGCAAAACGTTGACCAATTAATCAAAGCATTAAACGCGAGTGCTGCAACAAGGTCTGCTTTGACAGGTGGAGTATCTGGGCAAATCGTTAATAAATTAGGAAACCAACCATGAGCTTCAACGGCAGCGGAACATTCTTAATCAACACGGCTGGGCAACCAGTCGTAACAAATACGGTCATCAGTCAAACCGCGTTTAACGCACTAACGGCTGATCTCGGTACGGGCTTATCAACCACGATCACCAAGGACGGGCAGACCACCGCCACGGCAAAGATACCGTTTGCACAAGGATTGAGTGCTGCTGCTGCGTCTAACTTTGCGGCAGGGACGGTTGCTGCTCCGGGGCTTTATCTTTCCACCGATACAGGCACTGGTTTATATCGGATTGGCGCAAATAACTACGGGGTTGCGGTTAGCGGCGCAAAGGTTCTTGATATTGCGTCTACCGGATTGGGCGTCACTGGGACGCTGAGTACCACTAGCACTGCGGTTATCGGAAGTGGTGCAAACGGTCAACTGCAACTTAACAATGCTGGTGGAAATAATGGCGCAACATTGTGGTTTTCTGGTGCAAGCGTTGCTTCTGGAAACAAGAACTGGGTAATTGATAGCGGAAATTTTGCTGGAAGCGTATTGAGTTTTGCAATTGCAAACTCTGCCGGTGGTGTCATTAATAGCGCGGCTACTGAGGTAGGTAGGTTTAGTTCTACTGGCCTTGCAATTACTGGGACACTGAGTGCTACAGGACAAGTAACAAGTAATGGGTCAACAAATGACGTTGCGTTTATTGCACAGGACTCTGGATCGGTAACAGGATTTAAAGCAAATAACACCGGTGCGGGGGGGCGAAACTATTCAATGTTTTCCACAGCAAACGCCAGTGGTCTTGGTGGTGGGTTGTTTGCAATTTATGACAGTACGGCTGGTGCCGCAAGATTGACTATTAATTCTGGTGGGACGCTGACAGTCGGTGGAGGTGCAGCGGGGACTACAGGGCCATTCACAATAAACAGCGCGGTATCGGACTGGCCTTCGTGGATTAACAGTAGCGGCGCAACGCCATACGGGTTGTACATTACTTACACCGCCGCAGCCCCAAACAATTCTGGAAGTTATTTTCTGTTTGGGGTCGATACCAGTGCTACTCGCTTTAACATTCGATCCAACGGCGGTTTGGCGAACTACTCAGCTAACGACGTAAACCTTTCTGACCAACGTGAAAAGAAAGACATTCAGCTTGCCGGAAGCTACTTGGAGAAGATTTGTGCCATTCCTGTCAAGACGTTTCTGTTCAATGACCAGACTGACAGTGATTTGAATCTTGGCGTGATTGCACAGGATGTTCAAGCAGTCGCGCCGGAGTTGGTATCCGAGTCGGATTGGGGTACGAAAGACGAACCCAAGATGCGTTTGTCGATCTATCAGACTGATTTCCAATACGCGCTGATGAAATCAGTCCAAGAACTTGCAATTAAAGTATCCGCACTGGAGGCAAAATGATCGAACTGAAACTTGATCTGAACGAAGTGAACGGCATCCTCACCGCGCTGGGGCAGATGCCCTACGTCCAAGTCAAAGACCTGATTGCCAAAATTCAGGCGCAAGCACAACCGCAGTTGGAAAAGAAAGAGTAGGAATGGAAGCCCAAACGCTAATCAATGCGGGAATTGCACTGGCCGGATTCATGGGCGGTTGGATTCTGAATAGGATTATGAAATCTCTGGATAAGTTGGACGATGACGTAAAGCAAATGCCTGACAAGTACATTCGCAAGGACGATTACCACCGTGACATTGGTGAAATCAAGGCGATGCTGAAAGGCATCTACGACAAACTGGACAACAAGGCTGACAAATAGGAGGTAATTTCTGATGTATTCAATTAAAGATATGTTGCAGAGCAAGTCGATGTGGTTCTCCGGTGGCGTCACGGCACTGGGAGTTGTAGGCTGGATCAGCGATAACAGCGGCGTCATTCTTGCAATTGCTCCTCAACTCGGGCCTCTCCTGACGATCATCGGCGCGGTGGGAATCGTCCTGCGGGTGCTGACAGAAAAATCTGCTGCGTGGAAAGCCCCCGTAGAAGATCGTGAAATTAACTGAGAATTTCACTTTTGCCGAACTGACCGTCACCAACCACCGCAGCTTGGACAACATCCCAGATGCGTTGGCTTTAGCTAACCTGAACCGGCTGGCGTTGTTTCTGGAACTGGTCAAGGATCGGCTGGGCGGCAGGCCGATTATGGTCAATTCAGCCTACAGATCCAAGGCTGTCAATGATGCCTGCGGGAGCCGCGATACGAGCCAGCACAGGCTTGGCTGCGCGGCTGACATACGAGTGCCAGGGATGACCCCCGATGCGGTTGTGAGGGCGGTCATGGCTTCTGGGTTGGCTTACGACCAGATCATCAGGGAATTCGATGCCTGGACACATATCAGCATCCCCAACGCCGGCAAACCGCGTAAAATGGCACTGATTATTGACAAAGCCGGAACCCGACCTTTTTCCTAACCGTTGCCACGGTCTTTGCCCAGTTCCCCTGCTGGGTTTTTTTTTGCTTCCAAAACTTGCAGATTATTTAACAGTCTTCCAATCATGTTTTCTATCCAAAGCCCTTAACTCAACGTACCGCGTAGTTCTTACCCGCCTAGTTTCTTGCTTAAATTCTTGCCGTATTGTTTTTGCTGATTTTGATTTTCTATCGGCAAGAAATGTCGGTAGCGCGGCGATCTTCGGGCCTTTCAGTGACCACATCAAATCATTTGTTTTTTGGTAGTACGTTGCCAAATATCGTGAGCAAGTAATATTACCATCCGCTGGTGGCACTTTAATTTTCTCCAAAAACTCATTAATTTTATTGAAGTCGGTGTCTTTCATCGGACGATTAAATTTTTCCCCTTCGTCCAGAAGCACCATCATCGCGCAATGCCACACCGAAACGTCAGGCCAACCTAAAAGAATGTTTGCCTTGAACTGCGTGTAGGGTTTCATGTTTAAATTTCCTATCGCTCTACGGAATAAGTTCTGCTCGGCGTTTGCCATTCCTTGTTGGGTGCTGGCGTAATCCAAGACAAATCCTGCCAGACCAATCGGTTATTCGGATAGCCAATCCACTGCCCCGTTTCCAGCGCGATGATGTGGTGGTTTTTGTGCTGATCGGGAATTTCAGACCAGCCTGTTTTGATCCAGTCAACTGTGAATAAGTAGTTGCCCTTGCGTATCACGCCATCTCTGCCAAGCGCAGTAACAGCATGGTTTTTCAGGAATGGCAAAGCAACCACGGTGAAATCGTACCCGTAGCTGTCCCACCAACTAGTCTGTTCGACGGGCAGGGCTACGCAGGGTTTGCTGCATATCATGTGAATCGGGACTCGCGCCCATTGCGCTCCAGAGTCCAGCATGACTTGGAACATAGGAACTCTAGCTGGCTCGGCTCGATACGCAAAGACAACCGCTGGTGTAAATTCTCCATGACCCTTGCGTTCGTCAAACAAAAATTCATTTCTGATGAATATTTTTGTATACGGTGTTTCTCCAAGTGCAAACATTATTTCTCCCGCTCCTTTAGCATTGCATAAGCCATTGAATAGGCTTCCTCGGCAATCATTTGGCACTCCATTAAATTGTGACCGGCATCAGAATCAAACAATGCCGCCATAGCCTTTGCCGCAAAGTAATCGCGCAGGGTCATACCAGAGAGAAACTCCCTCGCGTCTAGTGCCGGAAACGCTGGCCCACCAGTTTTTTGGCTCATCACAGACTCCTCGCAATAGCCGCGTAAGTCATGGCGGCGTAAACGGTTTCGGATGCCATCTTGCGGATAGCGTCTTTGTCCTGTGGTCGCATTGCGCCGTTGGCTTGCGCCCAGGATGACACCTTGTGGAAGCTATCGGCAAACCCTTTGACTGCTTCTTTCTGCGCGATCTTGGGATCAACCTCTTCCTTGATGACGATCTTCAGGTTGGCTGCGGTGTTCCAACAATCTGATCTAGCGCACAATTGCTCGGTCTTCTTTCCACACTGTCTGCAACTCATTCCACACCTCCACGGTCAGGATTTAACTTCATCAATTGTTCAGACGCACCCGTTTGATCCTTCCACACCTCACCCAGTTCAAGCGTAGAAGATGACCGGCATTGCCCATTCGAGTTGTAAAAAGTGCCTGTGATTGCATCCATGTAAATGTTTTTACTTTTGACCATGACCCGTCCAAATGAGGTCATGTGCAAATCATGGTTTGCAATCCACGCTTTTTTCTCTGCCAGTTTCTTGTTGCTGGTAAAACATTCTAGTGAAGCGGCGCATGATCTAGACTCGTCAAGAATTATTCCTGCAAATTTAGGCCGGTCATCAAGCCTTATGGCTGGTTTAGTCATTTCTGTTTCCCCCAATGCATTGTTGGTTTAGGTTCCGGTACGCAAGGCACTGTGACTGCGGGTATGTCCATAAATCTCGCCCATGTGTAGTCGATGATGGGTCTGCCACCCACGCCGATCAGGAAAAATATCCCACCGCAGAAAACGTAAGACATAATCAGATGTCTCAAGGAGTGTGGATGCTCTTCGATGATGATGTGCTTGTTCATGTCTGCCCCCTGATTTTTACCGCCGCGTCTTTTGCTGCCGTCCCGTAAAAGCCATGAAACTCTGCTGTGGTATCGCAAATCATTGCATCCATTTCCCGTTGCTCGGCGCAGGCTTTGAGGATGATCTTTTTGATAGCTTCCGCTGCTCCACGGGTCAGGGCGTAATCAGCGCGAATCCTCGACGCTATTTCTTCCGCTCTGTCAGGTGTCATTTCAGCTCCTCTAACTTAGCTACAAGTAGCCCACGGCAGTACTCAACCATTGATCCGTCATTTGAATCGTAACTTTCGACTGCCCTGTGAATCATCGCCGCACTCGGTTCTTCCATCAGCCACTTGCGGATTGTTTCGGCGGTGTATAAGTATTGCGTCTTGCCTTCGCTATCTGTCTCTGAGTGATCAGGAATCATTTCTTTTCTCCCGCTGGAACGTATTTGACGATGCGGAACTTGTCACAGGGCCAAGTCTGTTTCTTGTACAGCAGATTAAATTGCGCGTCTTTGCGCGTTGTAGTCCAGTCGCTTGATGGGAACCAGCCGTCCCTCACTGAGTACATTTCAACGATCCACACATGGCGTTTAGTCATTTCTTTTCTCCGATGGCTGCGTCAATGCGGTAAATCAGCGGTTGCGCTTCCAGCCCATCAAGCATTGCTCTGCATTCCCGCAGCAGATCGTAAGCCGCAGCAGCGCGGGCCTCGGCTTTCTCAGCGCGAACAGACCGCGAATCCGCAATCCTCTCAGTCTCCGACCGTTGATCTTTCGCCATCTCAATCGCTTCCTCGCGCCGGTTGTACTCGCGCTCACATTCTGGAAATCCGTTGCGGCTCATTTCACGTTCCCCCACCGTATTGGACCGCCTTCAAGAATCCACAAGTTTTTGCTCCGACTCCGCATCCACTTGATTGCTCGTACCCACTTTGCGGCGTTCCTGCGATTGCTATGAAGTCTTCTTGCGTATTGGGTCAGGCTCATTATTCCTCCAGGTATCCCCGCTAGTCGCTGCACATTTACTCCCCAGCAAAAGATTGAAACGACTAGCGAGGATTCTTTAATTAGAAAGGAACGTCATCTTCCATGTCGGCTACTTTGCGTTCCGGTTCTTGCGCTTTTGGCTTAAAAGTAGATACGGCGGCGTACCATTTCCCGCCCTTGGACTCCTTCACATCAATGTTTACCCAATCCTCGCCAGCCTTGTGTTTCTCACGCAGCCACATTCCCAGTTCCTCGACCTTGATGCTGATGCTGGCCTTGACGAAATCCGGTGCTTTTTCGCTCGGTGCTTTGATGATGAGTCCGTTTACAAATTCAATATCTGCCATGATTTATACTTTCTTGAGTTGGTTAATCATCTTGTCCACGCCATCCAGAAACGCAATGACCGCCGTTTCAAGTTCCAAAATCTTTGCCGGATCACGCTTGAATCGAATAATGAACAGTTGCAGATGCTCCGGCAGATCAGGACGAAAACTCACGAAATCGCACCAGTCCCTGCCGGTAACCGCCATTTGCCACATCATTTGGTTTTTATACGCAACCGGTACAACGTCAGCAATCAGGTACGCTAAATGGGTGCTGACTTTTGGAACCTTGATCTCGACCAGCCCTGAGTTGCCCGCCAGCCCGTCTGGGGAGGCTCCAGAACGCTCAATGGCGTGATGCTGGCAAAACCCTACCTCGTCCACGCTAAACCCAGTCTCAGCCTCGTATGCGCTTCGTGCAAGCGGCTCGGTTTCCGTACCAAATTGCATAGCGGCGTTGGTGAAATCCGACCCCTGCGGCTTGCCCGTCAGGACTTCCGCAACAAGCTGCGCCTGATAGTCCCGATAACCCGCTGTTTTGGGGTCCATCAGCACCGCAGAGATCATGCTGGCAGTCACTTTGCCGCTTCTGATTTGCTTCCAAGCATCGCTGCCTTGTTCAATATTTAGGTATTCTTTTGCATCCATTGCGAACTCCCCATTGTTTGTTTCTTCTTTTGTCAAACCAACCATTTACCCACTTGGAAATAGTTTGTTTTGTTACTTTAAATGCGAGTGCTGCCTCAGTTAAAGAATCGTAAGAAATTCCATCTATTACGCAAAAATAAGAAGAGTTTTTGTTTTTTTGTTGTGTTGATGCGGAAGCCCATTCGCAATTTTCTTTA